AATTTCTTTAACCGTTCGTTTTCTTGTCTTTGAGTTTGGGCAAACTGTATCGCCTCCTCTTTCATTCTTTCGGCGGATTCTTTTGCTCGTCTTTGATCATGGTAATCAAACTTCAGCTTCTTTATTCGACTCTGTACTTTCTTACCATAATTTCCAAGGTCATCTTCACCCTCCTCTCCGCTGTCCACAAATGGAGCGTCATCCTCTGGAGTGTCATCAACAACCTCTACTTCTACTTCATCTTGATCGTTGTCTATCATGCTCTTGAGTATCCCCTTGGATCGTCCACTACAGCTTCCACATTATCATCATTAATAATGCGGAACTCTTCGCCGTGAACTTTAAACCTAGTTCCTTGAAAAGCTCTAATCAAAACAAAGTCCCCCTCCTTACAGTAAGGCCCGGTGGGGAATCTTTCTTTGTCTAGGTAACAATCTGGCCCCATCTTAATGACAAAGCCGACGACCGTAGACATTGATTCTGTAGCAAGGATTTCGTCTGGTTTAATAATTCCGCCCTCTGTCTTCACCTCTATCTGAGGGAGGCCGACAAGGATTCTGTAGCCTGACGGTTCGGGTAGTTGTTTGGCCTTCTTATCTTCTTTTAATTGAGATGACTTAGGTGCCATGAATTTCTCGTATTGCAGGGGAACCCCCCAGTGAGCGTGGGTTTAAGGCCCCACGTTTACCATTTACATCTTATGTATCTTCTCAGATAAATCCAGTATCTCTCGCTCCACAAGAGCCAGTCCCTCAATTCTCCCGACAAGCCGTTGATAATCCTCGTGGTTTTTAGCTCCACCAGTAGAAAGGTGATCCGCACCCTCGTTCATATACTCTCGAATCTTATCTACCAGGACTTCAAAAACATTCTTATTATCCATTTATTCTCCCCTATGGCTATTTAGTCAAGTTATTGTTGATTGTCAGAAAAAGATTTCTGTATACCCTTTGCAATATCAACACCAATTTTAGTACCCTCTATTGCTTCTTTCTTTGTTAACTCATCATCTTTAAGGGCGTGTTCAATGCTCTTTTCAGCAATTCTTGCACCAATCCTAGAGCCTTCTATCTCTTTCATCGCTGTGATTTTTTCAGTCTCAAGGGCTTGTTTCATCATAGCCTGCTCCATTTCGGCTAAGATTTTATTTTTGCTTTCCTGATCTTTACGCTGGATGTCAGCCTCCTTTAACTGAAGCTCCTGCATTTTAATCTGCATTTCAGGATCTTGGGCTTTCTGCATGTTTTCCTGAGCCTGGGCTTCTGAGACATCTTTCTGAAGAAGCTTAACGGCGGCTTCTGAAACAAGGCTAGATAGTTTCTTCTCGATGTCTTTCGGAAGCTCTTCACCATACGGAGGAAGTTCTGCTCCAAGCTGTGCCTCAAGCTGCCTTCTGTAAGCAAACGCAAGATGCTCTCGAATATGTGCTTCTGCGGAAGACTGTATAGCCTTTGCCGTGGGAGTCTGCCCTACGATCTGTAGGATTTTTGGGTCTTGCATGGCAGTCATGTGGACTGTGATATGCGCCTCGTGGTCTTGGTATTCAAACGCCTTGACCGGCTTCATGTTAATAATATGCATATTCTCTGTTGATGGGTCTTCGGGCTTGGACTCATCGCTTGAGGGAATAATCTTATCAACATCCTTGATGCCAAGGGTTTCAAGCATCTGTCTGTGTAGAACGGGAAGGTCGTACATCTGAGGTGCCTGGGACGCAAGCTGGAGAGCAGCCTGGTACTGGGTGATCCTCTGAGACATAGTTGAAGCGTTGGGGTCGCTGACAGGAATTATATCAACTCTTCCGTCAAAGTCTTCTTGTCTGTTTGAAGACTCGCCGGCATCAAAATCATATTGATCAGGCATGTACTCTTTAATGATTCTCGCCAGAATACGGAACTCTGTTCTCAGTCCGGCGTGGAGTCTTGCCTGGGAAGCAGACACAACCTTCATGGATCTTTCCATAATGGCAAGTGTCGTCCCAACGGGAGCATCAGTCTTCATGTCGGCAACCTGCATGTCAGGTATTGCCGCGTACTTCCTCGCTTCTTCAACAATAGTTGTCATAAGGGCAAACAATGTTTGAGACGGTTCTTTGTAGGGAAGGAAGGTTATGTTGTCCCTGATTGCGCCACCAGGAACATCAACGTCCCTAAATTCTCCAGGCGATATGGGACTATCGTCCCCCTTTATACGCAATCCGCGTGATTTAAGACCAGCGGGTAGATTGGCAAGAGTGCCCGCATCAACTAATTGTCTCAAGAGAGAGGTCGCAGATTTTGCCATACCCCCGATCATATGGATTAAACCAAGGCCATAGAATCCAAGACCCGGCATGTATTTGTAGTGAACAAAGTGCATCAGGCGTTTCTTTAGAGGATCACCTTCAACCCAGTTTCTCCTGATGGATAGAATTAAACCTGACTGTTTATCTATGGAGACAATGTAAGGAAGGGCAATTCCGGTAGGCTCTCCCTTGTCTTCGTCTTCATCCCCTTCAAGTTCAATATCAATATGCATCTCAAGGATTGTGTAGCGGTCATCGTACTCAGCACTGGGGTCTTCACCTTGAATATCGTCATATGCTTTTTGAATGTTGTTGTATTCCATCTCGGGATCTTCAAGATCTATATCCCTGTAGAACCCAACATACTGAAGCTTTTTCACTTCATTAGAAGTCTTCTTCATAACGTGGGTAAAGCGGCCACAACTTATTAAGTCGGAGGCACCATAGGCAACAACAAGATCTTCAGCGGGAACGAATACTGAGTCAGCCCGCTTCATATCAGGATCGTAATAAACTTTCTTAAAGGCACTTCCTGCCAAGGGGAGATTGAATAACATCTGCTCATGTTCGGCCCGATAGTTAGTCATCACCTCAGTGATCTGATAGTTCATTTCACTTTCGACACGTTGTGCCTGTTTTTCTTTATCAGAAGTGATCTGCCCAAGTATCTGTGTTCTCACCGGACCTGAAGCTGGAAAGGTCTCCATAATGGAGTGAGCCTGGAATCTTATGACAGATTCCGTTAAAACGGGGTGAAACACCCCACAAGCCCCAGGCCAGGGAGAGGTTTTCTCCTCAATCTCAAGTCCTAGTAGCTTTAATCCTTTGGTATAAGTTGTCTCCCAAGCTTTACGTGAACCTCTATCTGAGGTGTACATGCTAATAAGTTCGGAAGATAAAGAAGATAGATCACTATCATCCATATAATCTGCAAGGTTTGAATCGTGTTGAGGGGCTTCTACCTCTAGGGCGGTCGGATCAAAGTCAATTAGAACACCGCCATCACCTGATTCAATAGAAACAGAGTCTGGGTTTTCTATGCTGATAACCATCTCTGGGCTTGCTTCTTGTAGCTCGCCTTGAGGTGGAATTATTTGTTTTTCTATTGCCATAGCTTCGTCCTAATAATAATCAGCATAGACGGGGGTGTGTTCATCTTCCGCCTCATCCGTTTCTGTTCTTACAAAACCGCCCTGACGAAACCGCAGAATTGCTTGTGTGCTAGAATCCACGAGATCATCGTGATCCCCAGATGGGAAAGAAGCAAACTGTTCTATAACTTCTTCAGCCCACCTTGTTTCGGGGCACCACACAACACCAGAAGCAAAGATGTCAGAAACCGCGTTAACCCTCGATATCTTATCATTGCCCCTACTTGGAGTAAACTCGCTTACAGGTATGCCCATTTGCCTTAGTTCAAATATCAAAGGCATCCCTGTTGCTTTTGCTTCTACGATAAAGGCGTCGGGTTGCCATTCTTTGTAATATGCGTAGGCAACTCTTTTAAGTTCTGGAAACTCAAGCCTCTCCTGATAGGAATCAAGAAGCATGAGATTATACGAATTTGTCTCGTCATTAAAAAAGACACCCCACGTTGTACAGGCAGAGTAATCAGATCGTTGTGTTTTAAGAAACGCAGTGTCCCAGGACTGGATAATAAACTCACACGGAGGTGGAACCTCGCTCTCCCATATATTCCACCATTCCCTTTTAATGATGGCACCCTCTTCTGAGGTAGGATCTTGCTGGTACTGAGCTTGCCACTTAGAGACGGGCAGTTCGTTTTCAAGGGACGAGAGTTCTTTTAAAGACCAAAACTCAGGCCATAGAGCCTTACCACTGGGCATAATTGCAGGGAATTGAATAACCTTCCATTCATCTGAAGTTTTAGATTCAGCGGCGGCTTTTAATATTCTTCCTGTTAAATCTCTTTTGTGCCACCGAGTCATGACAATACATATGGCACCCCCCGGTTGGAGCCTCTGTCTTGGGCCTGATGTGTACCATTCAAAGACTTTATCAAACACTTCTGGGTTATAGGCCCCTACTTGGGCCTCCTGTTCAGAGTGAGGATCATCAATAATGAGAAGGTCGGCACCCTTACCTGTAACGGCACCACCAACCCCTATGGAGAAGTAATCCCCACCCTTGTTGGTATTCCAACGGCCAGCGGCTTTTGAATCCTGCCTTAGTGCTACGTCCGTGAAAATGTCCGTGAATGCTTCATCTTGGAATAAGTTACGCACCTTCCGGCCAAACCCCGTAGCCAGCTCCGCTGTATGTGCCGTTTGTATTATCTTTTTGTCTGGGAATTTACCCAGAAACCACGCGGGGAGAAGATAGGAAGCAAACTCAGACTTGGTATGTCTGGGCGGCATATTAATAATAAGGCGCTTTACCTTTCCGCTAGCGATGTCCTCAAAGGCTTTAGCCATTACTTCATGATGTTTTCCCCAGATAAAGGAAGACCACACGCTATTCACAAATTCCATAAAGGACTGCTGGCTTCTTATCTTTTTCTCCCCAGCAAGGACCCCCTCAAACAAAGGAAGGATCTCATCTTGTTCTTTTGGCGTGAGCTTAAAGATCTTAGTCCTTATCTGCTCAATCTCTTTAGAACTAAGATTCATTAATTACCCTAAGTCGTGGTCGCCACCATCCGCGTCGGTTCAAAATAGCTGGCTTTTTAAAAACAACATCATCCCCGTAAAACCCCTTACCCCACGACCTAAAGTCATTCGGGTCTTTTGACATACGAGGCCAGCCTGTTTCTCTCTTTGGCCGGACTTTACTTATAACGCTTGCCACGCTTCCAGTGTTACGGCCCGTCAAAGATGCGATCTTGCCGTAAGAAACCCCACTCCGATATAGACTAAGAATAGTCTCGCGCTCTTCGTCGGTGAATGGCCTTCCTTTTGTCATAATATGTTATACAAACCATAGGCACGAAAGACAATCTGTTTGGGGTGGTTGACAGTTACTGCCATATATGATA